TGAGGTTTTTGCACCGCTTGCTGATGTAGAGTTTCGGGGAGTTATCCGACCCAAGCGGCCGCTCCTCGTCGAAGGCGAGCCAATCGTTGATGATGCCGACGCCTTCGGTGATGGCTTTGCCGGAGGTGGCCTTAAAGTCTAAGCCCATACGGTCGTCGCATTGTTCGATGAGGGTGCGAACGCCTTCTTCCGTCATGGTGGGCGTATTGCCGTAGCGAGAATCCATCCAGCGCTCTTCGACCTTGGCGATTTCATCGGCTTTCTCAGCAGCTTCGATGACGGCTTTGTATTCTTTGAATCCAAACCAGCAGCAGGCTTTTTGCGCGGGACCAGGGCGGCCGTCTTCGAGCTTGCCATCGGCCTCAGCCCACGGGCCGGGGTAGCCGACACCTTCGATGTATTCCAGTTGGTTTGGCCATTCGCGGTAAATCCAGCAACGGTTGTCTGGAGTAAATCGAATCCACAACATGGCCCACGCTTTGCCTTCGCCGGGATCGACAAAATGGAAGACGGTTCCCTCCTTGGGAATTTTGTCGTGCGGGACGACATGCACATTCTCGCGGAATTTTGGAAACATCGACATCCTCGCCTTGGTCGGCACGCCATAGGCACGCATCAAGATTCGCTCGCGGTTGCTGCCGCGTAGCTCCGTCTCCATGGCCTCGGGGTTGCCGTAGGGGTTGTCGGCGGTGTGGAAATACACGACGCGGGCTTTCTCGCGGGTGCATTGCTGGATGCGGGGAACGGTCTCCAAGCCGATCAAGTTGCCATCGCGGTAGCGCGGCAGGAGCGGGGCGTCGCATTCTTCCAATGTCTTTGCTCCATCGAGGTATTCTTTGACGGTCGTGGTGTAGCCCTCTACCGGCGTAAAGCCGATGCCGAGTTCACCGTCTCGCGTAAGTAGCCTAAAACGAAGGGCTTCCAACCAGTCAGGGGTCACTAGCTCGTCTGCCCAGCAAAAATTTAACTCAGCACCTTCTATACTAGTGACATCCATCGAATAGAACTTGAACCAGCACTGCGAGCCATTCGGCAGCACGAAGCTGTTTTCGGTGAAGCCGCCTTTCTGCGAGTAGGTGATATTTGCCACCGCGCCCTTTTTGAGCTTGCCGCTGGCGGAGGGTTTCCATTCTTTCGGCAGGTATTCCCACAAATACGGCTGTTGGTTTTGGATGGATGCCGCTTCGGTGGATTGCAGGCACCACACTTTTGCGCCCGGCGTGTTCACCAAATGCTGCATCGCCTTCCGTGCAAAGTAACGCGACTTGCCCGAGCGGTTGCCGCCGAGGATAAGCAGCTCCGTGACGCCCTTCGGGAATCTCTCCCGCAGCTCCGCATAAGCCGCATCCGCCCGCTCCCAGGCTGGATTCAGCCAGCCATACCGCCAAGGGTCTTCGACCATGCGGGCGATTTGCTCTTCCCGCTCGCGCAGCAGAGCCAGAAACTGCTCCTCGGTAGCGGCTAATTTTTGGCCCAAATGCTCGATGGCAATACGGCCATCACGGGTCCGCCCAAGCACGGCGATGGGGGGAACGACGGGGTTGTGAGTTTGTTCGATCATGGGCGGGCAGGCTTCAGTTCGTTTTCATGCAGGCTCAACCAGGCGACGGCCTTGCCAGCATCGCCGACATCATCGACCGTGACGCACAGGTCGGAGATAACCCCGGCATCTTGCAGGAGGTTCAGCGCATGGGTGGCGTCGATCCGGCGGAAAGCGATGTAGTCGCGCAGGGAGTTCATTTGGATTTCTTTATTTTTGCCAAATCATCCCGGAGTTCAGATACAACGCCGAACTTGTCGTTTTCAAAATCTATTTCAGCCAACGCAATAGCGCGTTCTGAAATATAAATTAACTCTTTGACTTGAGCCAAAGCCTCATTGCGCTCGCGCCGTAGCTGCGCGATCATGGCAAGCATTTCGTTTGGCGTCATAGCTCCCTCCTCATTTTCTTCCAGCGCTTCAATGCGGCGGCGATTTTTATGGCCGCGTCAGGACATTCGTGGTCATGCCATCCAAGGCAACGCGCAGCAACGCTGGCCAACTCGTCGGCAACAGCCCGCTCCTCATTGCGTTCTTGCTCCAGCCTCGCCAGCTCCTCAGTCGAACGGAGTTCCAATCCAGACAATTTGTCCGCCAGCGCAGCGGCATCCTGCACAGCTCTCGCCGCCATTTTCTTAGCCTCAGACACGCGCCTGTCAGCATTTTCTACTTGCAAAAGCCAATCGGCAGCAGATGCTTTCCGCGCTGCTACCGCCTCGTCGCGTTCTTCGGCGAGTTTATTCATTGTCAGCATATGCTCTGTTGCGAGGTTGTCGTATTTATGCGTTGCCTCACGCAAAAGCTCCCACGCCGCAAGTTCGCATTGCAAATCATTCTCCCTCTCCGTGTTCTCTGTGTCCTCTGTGGTCATAATTCACTTTCAAAAGTTCGCGCCTTCACGATTAAGCGCCGGGCATTTTCCATGAGGTCGTAGAAAACCTCCTGCTCGCCGATGTCTCGGGTGTATTCCGGTGGTTTCACATAGGTGAGGATGGCGCGGAGGTTGGCGGCCAGCTCGACCGAGAGCTTGCAACAATGTGCAACGCCAGGGTGATCCTGCCACTCGCGGTGACAGGCGGGGCAGGCTATCGCTGAATCAGATACTATTGACATATTTATTGGTGTTATATGGGGTTAAAGGGTGAATGCGCGTATCCGTCGCGCCCCGGCTCTGAATCCGTGGTTTGTGGAGACCATTCAGAGGGAGGTCGTTAGTTTTGAGCCATCCGCGCAAATTCCGTTCAGACTGCGGCCTCCTCGCGTGACTCTCACCGACTGGCACTCACGGCTTACCGATTCGCTCATCGCAAAAGACTTAGCTCGATGCGGTGAATTTCGTTCTCGATTTCCGCCAGCATCGACCACTGCTCGCGGTTATAGGTGCCTCGAAACGGAAAATCGCACCGAGAAAATTTGCCGTTCTCAAAGGTAATCACCACTTTACCCAAAGTGTCCGGACACTTTGGGGCGGCGATGTCTGAGGTGAGTTGGAAATGATATTCCGTGATATTGCGTGTGGATTTATGGCTGATGGTCATGGTGTTGTTTTTCTATTTCTGCCTTTCGTTCTGGTTGTTGCTGTAAGCCTTCTGGGTCACATTTTTGAAAAGCGTGTGCTGGCCGATGAAGTTCATCTTGATCTCCGGCGTCGGGCCGTTTCTTTGTTTTGCCAAAATGAGCAAGGTGTTGTGATCTATCGGCTCATCGTCGGCGTCGGATTTTTTCTTGTTTTTGTCCAGGCGGTGGATGAGCAGCACGGTGTCAGCGTCTTGCTCGATGCTGCCGGATTCGCGGAGGTTTGAGAGCTTTGGCTTGGAGCCTTCGTCGGCGTCGCGGTTGAGCTGCGCCAGGGCGATGATGGGGATGTTCAGCTCCTTGGCCGTGGTCTTGAGCGCCTTGGAAATCTCGCTCACTTCCAGCGCCCGGCTCTCGCCTGCCCGCTTGGAGGATCCGTGCATGAATTGCAGGTAATCGACCACAATGAGGCCGAGGCCGTGCTGCGACTTGGCCCGCCTCGCCCGGCTGCGGAATTGCGCCACGGTGAGGCCGGGCGTGTCGTCGAGGTAGAGCTTGCTCTGCACCAGTCGGGTGGCTGCGGACGAGACATTCCCCAGGGCTCGACCGTCAAAAAACCCGTCGCGTGAGCGCTGGAGGTCCAAGCCTGCCTCGGAGCAGATCGCTCGAATCATCAGCTCCGAGCTGGGCATTTCCACCGAAAAGACCAGCGTCGGCACGGCATTTTGCATGGCCGCGTGGAGGGCTATCTGCATGCCAAGCGCCGATTTACCACAGGCAGGGCGAGCGGCGATGACGATCATCTGCCCGCCGAGGAATCCGCCGGTCGAGCGGTCCAGATCATGGATGCCGGTCTCCAGGCCGACGGTCTCGCCTCGGGTGTGATAGACTTTTTCGATATGCTCTACGGCGGCCAGCACGGCGTTTTTGCAGTGCGAGACAGGGTTTTCCCTTGTCAAGTGGTCGCGGAGGGCGTAGAGCGCCTGCTCGCAGCGTTCTTGGGCATCCTCTGTGGTGAGTGCATAGTCGGTTGCCGCCTCGGCCATGGCGAGGGCCGCTTTGCGCATGGCACGGCGTCTCCACACATCCAGCATCTCGGCAGCGTAGTGCCGCCAGTTCATGGTGATGGATAGTTCCTGCACCAGCTCAGTCACATAGGCATAGCCGCCACACTCCTCAAGCTGGCCTACCTTCTCCAGCTCAGTCGTCACCAGGATAAGGTCCACCGGTCGGGCGGCCTGCCGCATAGTGGCGATGATACCCATGATCGTCTGATGCGCTGGCAGCACAAACTGCTCGGGCGACAGCGCCTCCAACACGCTATCCGCCGTGCGGCCATCGGTGATCGCCGCGCCGACCACGGCTTTTTCGGCGATTTGATTTTCGGGAAGGATGTTTTTCATTTTTTTGGCAAACGGGAAGCGGCCATGGCTGTGGCCTTACGGAGCGAGGATCCAAAGCCGAGAAGGTGGAAGACCTTGCAACACACTCGCGGATTTTGCTCATAGCCGAGTAAGCGGAATTGCTCGGCCCCGTCCTCGCTCACCACCGGCGAGCCATCCGGGTGCGTCATCGGCGTGTAGATGGGATCCTCCATAGGGCGGCTCTCGTAAGTGCCGACCTGCCAGCGGAGAAAGTCATTTACAGACTCCTCATTGTGTCGCGTCACCACACAGGAGGCTTCCGTGGCGGTGGATTTAATTTCTAATGTTTCGATTATCATGTTGGTTTTTATTATGCTGCTGCGAGTTCGCGTTGTTTTTCACGAACCCAAGATTTCATGCTGTCGGGGAGAAGCGCCCAAGTGGTGAGGTTCACTTCGGGAAATTCCGTTTCGATAAGGTCACGCCATCCAGCGGGTTCGGTGGAGACAGGAGCCGACGCGCTCACGCTCGCCCCGCTGCGGCCTGCCCAATCCCGCGCCCGGCTCACCTCGGTGAGGATGTTATTCAAAAGCGTAGCTAAGTCCTTGCGGCGAAACTGCGCCGCCGCGCCTTCTTTTTGGCGATAAGCCCACTCCAGGAAGCGCCAATCGTCTTCGCTCACGGCCGCCGCCGCCTTTTTATTTTTCTCCCAAGCACGGGAGGAGGAGGAGTCAAGAGGAGTCGAGTCTCGAAGGTTGAAGAG